GGAGTCGGTCGTTCACGATCCGCCGGAGCAGATCGTTCATCCCCTCGCCAGGGCGGAGCTGGCGGCGGAGGGCCTCGACCTCGGGGAGGGTGAGGATGAGGGTTAGGCGGCGGGTTTCCATTAGGCGGCCTCCATCTCATTGAGGTTGATCAGACTGCCCTGGTCAGGGTCGCGGGTGTCCTCCACGGCGATCTCCATGTTCTTGATTGCTTGATTGAAATACGACTCCTTCAACTCGATACCGATGCCACGGCGGCCTAGCGACACCGCCCCGTAGACCTCACTGCCCACACCCATAAATGGGGTTAGCACTGTCTCACCAGGGTTTGACCGCAGGCAGATGGCGCGGTCAATCACATCCAGTTGCAGCGGGTGAACGTGCTTTTCATCGTCAGGATCCTTGCCATCACGAAACGGCAGAACCCGGCCCATGGTGATGTCATCCCAGATAGATGAGGCATACCTACGCCAGATCCAATGGCTAAACCTGTTTTCGGTTTGCTTGCCTTTCCAGCCCTTGTAGCGGTGCAGCTCTTGGGGAATGGGACACTCTCCAGCGTAATGGTCAAGCCCGGTCGGATTGGCGATGGGGATCTTGTTCTCTCCGCTGCGGCGGAAGATCAGCAAATAATCGGCGGATGCAACACCAGCAAAAGCCGCATCATCCACGATCGTTTTATGCGCCAGGTTCTTCACCATCGTGCGATTGCGCACCCATAGCGGTTCTTTCCAGATGGTGTGTCGTGCTACGTAATGCCAGCCGTGTTGCTCATGCAACCGCACAATTGCGCCAGGCAGATCAAACAGCGCATCCTGTCCACTGTTGCCGGTTGGAATGTCCGTGCAGTGAACAGCGGTCAACCTGCCAGGCAGTGTCAGGCGATGCAGTTGCGACACCACATAGCCGTAGTGAAGCAAGAACTGATCATAGTCGTTGTTGTTGCTGATGTCCCGCTCGTTTGAGCTGTAGACGTACAGGCCGGCGAACGGTGGGGAATAGATCGAAAAGTGAACGGACTCGCTCGGCAGTCCCTGCATCACTTCAATGCAGTCGCCGTGATAGATCGCGTAACGGTCAGTGATTACAGCCATGGCGGCAGGGTGATGGTGGTGGTGTTGTAGGTGGGCTTGCTGATGGCAATGGAGTGGTTCATCTCTGTCACCAGATTGGAAAACATCTGCTCAGCCTGTTGCCGTTTGCGGCTGAGGTTTTCCATGATTCGCCGCTCCCCTTCCGTCAGGATGATGTCAACCTTGACGGCATGCTTTTGGCCGAACCGCCAGCATCGGCGGACCGACTGGTAGTACTGCTCAAAGCTGTGAGATGGGAAATACGTGATGTGGTTGCAGTGCTGGAAGTTGAGGCCCCATGCGCCGATCTTGGGCTTAGTGATCAGCACCCTGGCGCGACCTTCTGCAAAGTCCACCAGCCTTGACTCCTTCACATCATCCCGATCAGATCCAGAGACCTGAATTGAGTCGGGAACTAGCTGCTGCAACAGGTTCCCCTCCTCGTTCAGGTGGCACCACACCAGAGCGGGTTTGCCCGTAGTGGCGACCATGGCCGCGACCTGTTCGCAGCGCTCCTGAACGGTGCGCTTCTTCTCTGCCCGCTGCTCCCGTAGGTCGGTGGCAGGCATGGCAAACAGCATCCCCTCCGGCACCGTGCTGGTTTCGATCAGGTGATCGATCTCATTCAGTGGCGGCAGGATGAAGCGGCCATCGTCAAAGCCAAGGTCTGAGGGCTTGCGACAGGCCCTGGCCCAGCTGGTGACCCATCTCCAGAACGGCTGCTCAGCGTGCCCCTTAAAGCGCCATTTAGGAGCCTCTCCGTACATCCGCCGGCTAGTCAGGTTGTTCTGGTCGTTCTTGAAGAACCGCGCCAGCATGTCCATGTGGCCCATGTAGCCGAGGGCTTCGGAGCTGGTGCCCAGCTCAATGAAGTCATTGGGCGCGGCGGTGGCGGTGGCCAGCAGCCGGTAGGGAACCTTGCGCATGAAGTCGGTGATCTCGTTACGGCGTGCCCCGTCAAACGACTTGAGGATGCTGGATTCATCGCAGACAACACCGCCGAAGTCGGCGGGGTTGAATGCTGACAGCCGTTCGTAGTTCGTGATCACAATCCGCCCCATCACGCTGCCATCGCTGGAGCGGTGAGCCTCAATGCCGAACTTCTCACCCTCGCGGATGGTCTGCGCGGCGACGGCCAGCGGGGTCAGGATCAGCACCGGGCGGCCGGTGTGACGTGCCACGTTTTCAGCCCATGTGAGCTGCATGGCGGTTTTGCCTAGGCCGCAGTCAGCAAAGATTGCGGCGCGGCCCTTGCGGACAGCCCACTCGACTAGGGCTTGCTGGAAGTCAAACAGCTGCGGCGGCATGAACACTGGATCAAAACCGTGGTCGGCTCCGGTGTGCAGCTTGCGGTCGAGGAACTCGGCGTAGGTGGTCATCAGGTGGCCTCCCCCACCAACCGCTCACACAGCGCCCACCACAGCGACGTGGCCAGGGTGGCGGTGCCGACAATGGCCAGCACGGCGATGATCTCGACCATGCCGGCGAGGACGGAGAGGGTCATGGCAGAAAGTCCTCCCGAATGCGCTGTGGGGGTGGAAATTGAGGCTTGGGCGTGGTAGGCCCGCCGTTGCCGTTGCCGCGTTGGGTGCGGCCTTCGTTGAAAATCAGCTGTGGCCGGCCGATCACGCCGCCCCTGATCCGCATCACGTCGCCCCTTGCCCGCCAGCCAGCCCAGTACGACAGCAGGGCACCGGTGCCGCCGACAATGGAGCCGAGCAGCAGTGAGAGTTCGGCGCTCACGCCTCCACCTCCCTCACCTGCTGCCGCAGCGCCCGCAGCAGCACCGCCGTGGGCGATTCCCTGAGCATCCCCAGCTGGTGATCGATCAGCATCAGCACCCGGCCGCGCATCAGCTCCTGGCCCTGGGATAGGGCAGCCTGCAGCGCCGGGGATTCGTGCAGCGCCTCAGTGGCACGGGCCACGGCGGCCTGCTCGGCGGCGAGGGCTTGGCGGTCGGTTTCGATGTAGGCCAGCAGGTCGTTCAGCTGCTGGCGGATGGTGTCGATTTTCGGCATGGGTCAGAAGGGAACGTCGTCTTCGTTGATGTCGCTAGCGCTCGACTCCCACACCGACCCACCGGCAGCAGGTACTGCAGCAGGCTTGGCAGCGGTGGCCGGCGCGGTGGTGTCAACCGGCGCCCAGCTGTGCAGCTTCAGTACCGGCTGGTGGCGGGGCTCGCCGGTTTGCTTATCGGTCCATGACTCGAAACGGATCCGACCGGTGCAGTCGATCAGCTGGCCTTTCTTGGCGTTGTTGGCGAACTCTTCGGCTGCCTCAAACCAGATTTCAAGCTTCAGCCAATCAGGCTCCTTGCCGTCATCACGACCCTTCTTTTCAGGGTTATCAACTGCAATCTTGGCGTTGGCCACCATGGAGTTGGCGAGGTACTTGATCTCAGGGTCGGCAGCCAGTCGGCCACGGAAGCTGTAGGTCTGGGCGCGGAGCAGGGTCTGGACTAGAGCGTTCATGGTGGGTGTTGTGGTTGTTAAACAGCATCGCAGCAGGGCAGCCGATCAGGCCGCCCATGCTGCTGGCAGGTCGTCCGGGTCGTCCTGCTCGTCGGGATCTGGGAATCCAGGCTCGCTGAACACCTCAGCCGGCACAGAGTCATCGGCAGCTGGTGCCGGTGCCGCCGCCGGTGCGCTCCCCAGGTCCAGCGCCGCCCCGGTCCTGCTGTCTGCCCCAGCATTCCACGACTGGATGATCCCTGCTGTGTTTAGCGCATGGTTCATCAGGTGCTGGAGCACCGCCGGCTTGGCACCCTCCAGCGTGCCCGTACTGCTGCCAGTGCACTGCGCCAGCATCGCTTGCTGGCCTAGCTCGGTCAGTCCAACAGCTCGGGCCTTCGCCATGATCTGCTGCGCCATCGTCATCGGCGGTGCACCTTCGTCAAGCCATGACGCCATCGCGGCACCCAGATCCTCGCCGGGCTTTTCAATGATCTGATCTTGGAACTTCCCAGAGCGATCCTTGAGTACCGTCAGCATGTGCTCAGTGGTCAGCTCAAACAGCATGTCGAACTCGTACTCGATTCCCTTGCCTTGCTCAGGCGTCAGGCCAACGCGCACTGGCTTGCTCTTGCCGCCGCCAGTCTGCTCGGTGCTCCACTCGGTCTTCGATCGCATCGTGGCAATCACGTGACCTGGGAAGTCAAGGATGGCATCAACGAGTGCTTTCTGCTTCGGCGTCCCCTCAGACCAGGCTGACCAGGTATTCCCCCGGTACTTGGCCTTAGCGATGGCATCGATCTCAGTCAGCAGCTCTTGCCATGCGTGAGTCATGCTGTCAATGATCAGCACGTTGTAACCGGCCTGGCCGGCAGCGTTGATAGCGGTCACGTAATCCTTGATCGTGTGCTGCTTACTGGGCAGGTTGCACACGTCAAAATCAAACCGATCGGCGTACTTCGATGCGGTGCCCCGCTCGCTGTCAACAACAGCTATGGGACCGCCAATGCCGGTCGCGAGCCGCAATGCGGTAAAGGTCTTGCCAGCTCCTGACGGGCCGAACAGCGCGGCCCGGAGCTTGGCGGCCTCCTTGGTGGCCTTCTGAAACATGGTGGTGTGTGGTGGTGGCTCCCCGTACTATACCGTTGCGGTTGCGAAAACGCACCCCCCCCATGCAGTTGCTGCATAGCAACGGCTGCTGCATTTCTGCACTAAAACGCAGCACATCGGCCTCACCCCTCATGATCCGTATCCACTGCGCCACCCAGGACGAAGCCGACGCCGCCTGGCGCATGCTCACCCACGTCCCTGATCCCGACTTCCAGCCGGTCGCCCTACACCTGGACGGTCACGGCCAGCTCTACGTCGTCACTCGTGACCAGGAGGGCTCCCAGACATCAGCTCATCTCTCAGCTCACGTGGTCCGTACAGACCAGGCTTGAGCCGCCGGATAATGCGGATCATTTCCGCCAGGGCATGCAGCTCGCCTTCCAGCTCATCTGCGCTCAGCACGTGCTCACCAGCAATCACCCGCCGCATCCGCTGCTGCCGACCCCGATCACCGACCGGGTATGCCTGCATCAGGTTACGAGCGCCAACCATCGGCCCCCAGTTCCGCTCGCCGCAGATCCGGTCCAGCAGCTGCGCCAACGCGCCACTTGCAAGCCGTGCATCCGTCGCGGTCATCGGCGCGGCGCCCAGGTATGGCAGGTCGAGGTAGCCGGCCAGCACCTCGGCCATGTCGGCGAACTCCAGCGGTTCGTTGGGATGATCAGGATGCGGCAGCCATGCGGCGGAATCCAGCCATTTATCCTGCACGCCCCAGCCTGTATGGGGCCCGAGCTTCCGATGCGCGTACTCGCTGCCCTTTACCTGCCACAGCCAGATCGCCTGATTGGCGGCCGCCATGGCGTCCAAATGTCGCCAGCTGGCGCCACGTGTGC